CGCAGAGCACGGTGCCGATTGGCGCACCCATAAATATCGCTGAGTTCAATCGGCCCATGTAATTCGCGAGCGTGGTTGCCTGCAGCATTGAGGTCACCGATGCGTCCTGCGTAGCGCGCACGCGGATTGAAATCTGCGGCACCATCGTGTCCACTGCGGTCGAACCGCCCACCATGTTGGTGCCGCCGATGTCTCCGCTTATGTCCAAACCCGGCGGAGGAACAGTTGCCCAACCAGTTCGGTAAATCTTCGTCGTGCGCTGTCGCGCCGTGTACTCGCTCATCGCGGGAAGCTGGTAGCGCAGCGTCGAAGTCGATGTCGGATCGACGAAGTACAGCGTGCTGAAGTGCATCGAGACCTTGACCAACTTGCCGGACACTTGCGACAGGCTGTAACTGCGGCAGACCGCGAATTGCTCCCACGACTTGCCCGGCTGAGTTCCAAATCCGGCCTCGCGAGCCGTGAATACGCCTGCAGTAATCATCGCCTCGGCTTCCGCCGTCGGGTCGATAGTCGCGCCGTCAGTGCGGTACACAGTGCAGACGATGTCGATCGTGCTCTCGCTTCCGTACGGGCCAGCGTTCGATGTCTTCGAGGTGATGTCGCGCTGATAAGCGCCGAATACCGTGCTCATTTCTGCATCCCCACGAGTTGCGCGAGTTGACTCGCAAGACCGCCGAACCACGCTTCCATGTCGGCTTTCGCGATCTGCTCAGTCATGAACTGCTCATCGATCGCTCGCTGAATGGCGGGAGCGTCTGCTTCGCTCGCGCCTGCAAGGTCGCCTTCAAGTGATGCGGTCATGAAAGACTTTCCATTGAGCAGTGCGCTCAGCCATGCAGAGGTCTGCTGCGCTTCCATCGCCAACTGGGAACTGAAGGACATCGATGTGTCTTCGCCCAGCTGCGGTGCGCTCGCGGCGACCCATGCTTTGCCAAGTCCCATGTTTTGATTCTTTGCGTCCTGCGCATCCTTCTCCATGCGAGCGAGCCGCTCGAGTAGCACGGAATTGGTTGCCATCGTTTGGCCCTTGCCGCCCTTGAAGTCCTCGAGCGCCGCGCCTGCGCCCTTCGTCGATTCTGCGAACAGATCGATCACAGCATTTGCGGCAAGGAGCGCAGCGCCAGCGCCGCCGATGGCAACTCCGAAAGGCCCAAGCGCCATCGCCATCGCGCCGAGCGGACCACCGCCGAGCATGGCGTTTCCGCCTGCAATCAAGGACTTTCCGCCTGCGCCCATTCCGCCGCCGCCCATGCCTGAGTTGATCTTGCTGACCTTCGCGGCTGACGCAGCGACATCGCGCTCGACCTTCGCAAGCGCTGGGCGAACATCTTTGGTGACGATCGTGATCGGGATCTTGAGATTCGGGATCGCGCTCATGCGGCTGCCTTCTGCGCGTCGGTGATCGCGCTCGCGATTGCGTCGATGAGAACAGTTTGCACGAGTCCGCGACCGACTCCAGCTGCGCGGAACAAGTAGTGTCGAGCGTACTGAGTCTGCAGCGTTCCGCCGCGACCACGCAGGCCACGCTTCCACCCACGACCGCCTCCGCTGCTGCCGCCCTTGCTGACGGTCACGGCGCGCTCGGTGATGGTTCGCTTGTGGACCTTGCCGTTGCGCGTCGCGAGAATCGTTTTCTTCGCGCCCTGTCCCGCAGCGACCTGCGTGTTGCGCACGATCACCTTGACGCGCTCTTGGTTGCCGCTGAGTCCTCGCGGCCAAGCGCGCCAACCCACCTCGAAGAAATGCGACTTCCATCCGACGAACGGCGAGTAGCGACCGAGGCGCGACTTCGGGTCATTGCGCACCTTCTCCGTCTTCACGCCGACACCCGCCCACACGGCGCGCTTGTAAGACTTGACCTTCAGCGTGATCTGTCGGCGCGTGCGCTCGCTCGCGGGATGGGTGAACCCCTTCGCGGCGCGCACGACTTGGCGACCCCACTTGCGCAAAGCATCCTTCGCGATGCGGTCGGCCAACTTCTTCTCGAGTGACTGCAGCATTCTGCCGACGCGCTTGAGCGAGGCGGGATCGATCGACGCGACGATGTAACCGCTACCGCTTCGCCTTCCCGGCGAGGTTGTTAAGTTGCTCGCGTATGCCGCGCCAGTTGGGGATTTCGAGCGTCGCATTGATGATCGCTATCGAGATGCTGTCGAGGTCGGTGCTCAGATACTTGACGGCCTCGCGCAGCACCGTGCGCTGGGCCTCACTCAGTCCCGGCCTTCCTCGTAGAGTTGCTCGCACCGCTTGCCGATTTCGATGATGAGCGACGCGTCCATTGAGAGCGCGTCGTCGATGCTGCCGAGCACGGGACAACCGTCCTGATAGAGATGAGTGAACGCGAGGAACGCGTAGATGTGGTGCGGTCGATCCTTGCTGACCTGCAGCAACTCGAGCAGGTCGAGCGCGCTGGGTCGGCGCAGCGTGCACGGAACACCACCGAGCGCGTACGGGACATGCTTGAGCGTGAGGATGTCGCGGATGCTGCTCATGCTACGGTGATCGCGCCAGTAAATTGGAGGTTGATTGATGCGCGCACGACTTGACCAGCGGTCGCGGTGATGTCGTAGCCAGTCACATAAGCGTTGCCGGTGACGGTGGTGCCACTGGTAAGCGTGAGCACAACCGCAGCCGCTGCAGCAGCCGTTCCAACATTGGTGCACATTGCGAGATGATTCGTGCTCGCTTCGTCAAAGAAGATATCGAGGCTGGCGGTTCCGCCCATGACTCCCGCGATGAATGTATCGACGGTGTCACCGATGCCGGTGATGAGTTGAGCCGGTCGCGATGTTGACACGCTGGCCGTGCCAACCGCCGCGACGGTCGTGCCTGCAAACGAGAATGATGAGAGTGCAGAGTTGAGAGCCATAGTGTTTAACCTCGGTAATAGATGTCGATCTCGCACGCGACTTCGGCAGGCATCTGCTCATCGCCGTCGCCAGCTGCGGCGGGTTCGACGGTGTATCCGTTCCATTGCACGCTCTCAAAGGTGAGCGAACTGAATGTACCCGTGACGCAAACCGCTTTGACATACGGGATCAGATCGAGCGCGGCCTGCGTGGTTAGCGCAATGATGCGAATGGTGACGGATGCCATCAGCAGCGGAGAGGAGCCAATTGACTGAACTTCTTCCTGCGTGCACTCGTAGGTGATTGCCGGCAGATTCGTGTCCTGCAAGCGATAGCCGTGCGTAATGTTCGCGTCGGCGACCGCCACCATGACGATCAGCATCGTGCGCACCGACGCTTGGATGGTGATCGGTGCTGGCATCAGTTCACCTCAGTGCATTGGATGACCGCAACACGGTCGGCCTCGTCAAGGTTCTGGATGTAGTTGATCTTCAAGGTGCGATTGCGAATGACGAGTCGATCGACCTCGGTCAGCCCAGCGCCTTGCACGGCTTGCCATCGAGCGCGCACCTGCACGCTGCGCACGACTGCAACGCCATCGCCGTAACCCTGCTCGCTCGCAGAGTCCTCGCGCATGTCGGCGCGGAATGTCGCGCCCGTTGTCCAAGTGGTGCCACGCATACCGAGCGCGTCGAGCGTAGTCGATGGAGTCTGCACCGTTGCAACATGCTTGAGTCGGCCACCGCTGATCATCGGAGGTTGCTCCGTGTTGAGATGTTCGACAGGATGTACTCGACGGAGAGCGGAACGGTCTGCAGGCTGATCGGCTGCACACTCTCGGGGTTGTTGTACCAGCCGCCCACCAGCGCGATGATCGCGTGCGTGAGTTCGTTCGGGACGCTCGAGTAACCCGCCTCGTAGGTGACCATGATCGCATGGCCTTCCTTGATCGCTGGGTGCTCGAGGAAGCGCAGCACGGGGATCGGGCCTTGCGTCTTGTCGACCCAGTAGTCGGCCGACGGCATCGTCGTGGTGACGTGCGATGCGTTCGTGTAAACGACAGTCGTCAGCGACGAGTACGGATACGCGGAGAGCATCGTGTCCTCGAACTTCGCCAGGTACTGCGTCGATGTCTGCGGCGACAGCAGCAACTGCGTGCGACGCTCAACCAATGAGATAGCCGCCTCGCGAAGACGAACGATGTCCGTATCGTCGTCGTCGTAGTCGATCTTGAGGGCCGACTTAATTGTTGAGAGTGGCACTGTCATAAAGGTGCCGCGCGCCTTCCGGCGCGCAGCACCCGGGAAAAGAAAAGATCAGGCCGCGTTCAGCGCGTAGATCGCTGCAAAGGCTTCCGGCAGAATGATCTTGCTATCCGTGCGGAACCATGTGTACAGCGTCTGCTGCAAGTTGGCTGCCGCCGAGTACGGATCAAGCATCGAGTCGATGCCCGTGCGATCAAAGATGCTGAAGTATTCCCAGTTGCCGACGATGAAGAACGCCTTGCCGCGAATATTGGCGGTCGTGGTCGTGGTGTCAGTAGTCGCGACGTACTCGCCGACGTTGTAATTCACGCCGTAGATGGTTCCTGGCAAACCAACCACATTGGTGCCCGGCATCGCTTGCGCTGGCGAGAACACATAGTAGCCAGCGGTATCCTTCAGCTTGCGGATGTTGCGCAGCGCGGTGTCGCTGAGCAGAATCTGGAACCGAGGCGAAGCGCGGTACTGCGGCGGAACAGCGTGCACGCAGTCAATGACATTGTCGGCGGTGATGGCGCTGATCAATGCGTCTTCCGCAAGTTGAACACCCTGATTGATGATGCGACCACTGTTGGTCGTTGCCCACGCGGTCGATCCAGTCGCGCCGATGCCTTGCGGCTGCGACGAACCAGTGCCGACGGTGTACGCCGAGTCGGTTGCGCGAGCGATCGCGATGCCGAGTCGGTCAGCGACATACGACAGCGCGGTTTCGGGGCCGCCTGCAGCCATCGCGTCTTGCACAAACTCGACGCTCATCTTGCACGCGGTGACATACTTGTACGGCACCACCGACACAGCGTCGAAGGTAAAGTCGGTTGCGGTGATCGCGCCTGCTTCCGCGACGAGCGAAGCGGTCGGCACGGTCGCCTCAACCGTGATCGTGCGCTTGCTGTCGATCGTCTGCACATTCGCGATCTGACGCAGCACGGAGTTCTGGTACATCTTTCCGATGATGCGTCGCTCCATGTCGGTCGGGACTGGCGCGTTCGTGGTGCTGGTCGCCATGGCGCGGAGTTCGCCTTGATCGTTGGTGATCATGGCCTTCAACCAACGCGCCGAGTACTCGGGAGTGCTCGGGTCACTTGCTGCGCCAGAGATGCGACCGTTGCCGGCGCGGCTCTCCAGTTGCGGGGTCTTCTCGAGGCGAGCAAGACGCGCTTCGAGTTCGGCGCGTGCGTTCTGCGCGCTGCGCTCGATGGCGGTCATGTCCGCATCCATGCGGGAGAACTTCTCCTTCTCTTCGCCGCTGCCGACGCTGTCGACGGCTTGCGGTGCGAGGCCCGTGCGCTTCTGGAAGCGCTCGAGCGACTTGCGGTATTCGTGGTTGATGCTGTTCAGTTCGTCGATGTCAGACATGGTTCATCCTTTGGATGTGAAGTTCGAGCCGTGCGATGACGGCTGCGTCGTTTGCTGCGTCAACATGGCGCAGGCTCGAAGTGGTTTGGGGGTAAGCGGCATCCTGCACAAGGGACACCTCGACGAGCGTCGCGGCGTTCACCGTGCGCTCCGTGCGGTCTTTGCTCCATGTGTCGCGAGTCACGAAGAAGCCGAATGACATCGCGCCCGTGAGGTCGCCGCGCTGCAGCAGTTCGCGAACATCGTTGCCCAGCGTCGTCTCGGGAAGCGTCGCGGTGTAGTGCAGACCATCGGCGCGCGAGTCGAGTTTGAGCGTGCCACTCTGCGTGCGCGCAAGCGGCATCGACGCGTCGTGGTTGTAGTAAAGTTTCACATCGCCGACCGTGCCGAATGCACCCGGTGCGATTCGCTCGGTGAATGCGCGCCCTTGCTCTCTGATCAATCGCGAGGGCTGGCCATAGACAGCGGCGATGCCCGTGAGGGTGCGACCCTCGACAGCGGGCGACGATGTGAAGTCACGGCGTGAAATCATTGGGGGTCCCTGCCTCTCCGCTCGTGTCGGTGCCGAGGTTCGTCTTGCCGCCACCAGTGCCCATGTTGAGCGCGACCACTGGCGCATCGAGGCCGGGCAACGGCATCAGGTCAAGTTCGTCGCGTGCTTCGTTGCGCGTCATGAAGCCCGCTTCGACAGCAGTGCGCAGCGCCGACATCGTCTCGGCAATGCCGGGGCGCACGAGTTCATCGGTGTCCCAGTACACGCTGTCGTATGCGTTCTGCAGTTTCGCGGTGATCTCGCTTGACCAGCAGTGCAGCCACTGCGTGAGACACGCATCGACATACATGCGCGACAGCCACTCGAGCGTGCCGTATGACGGTCCCGCGTTCTCGCTGAGGTACGACATCGGCACGCCGTAGATGCGCGAGACATCCGCGACGCTGTACTGTCGAGCGGTCGCGAGTCCCGCATCATCGAGCGTCGAACTGATGCGCTCGATGCGCATCCCCTCGGCGAGCACGAGCGGCTTGCCAGTGTTCGCGGTGCCTGCGTGTTTGGCCTCGTAGTCGGCCATGATGCGCTGTCGCGCCTCGAGCGAGAGCGGACCCGGGTGGACGAGCGCGATCTTTGGATTGCCTGCGTTCGAGTACGCCTTCAGCGCCATCTCTTCCTGCGCTGCGAGCAGCTGGATCGATGTGCGGCAAAGGCTGATCGGCGACTCGCCCCACAGTCCACTGGTCGATGGTGCACGCAGATGGAACACTTGCGACGCGTTGAGCGCGCCGTACGCCATCGTGCGGTAGATCGGTACGCCAGTCGTGAGGTCGAGCGTCACCGTGTCGGGCTGCAGCAGGATCAGTTCAAGCAGTTCGCCACCGACGCTGCGATTGATCGCGGCGAATGCGTTGCCGTAGAGCAGCACCTGCATCGTCATGGCGCGGCGGAATTCAAACGCGCTCATGTACGGAGATGGCGATGCGAGCAGCGAGTCTGCGCCCGTATCGCTGACCTCGAGCGCGACGCGTGCGATGTCGTTTGCGATCAGCGTGACGGCGCGGTAGACGGGCGTGTATCGAATCGCATTCGCTGGTCCGACGAACGGCAGCGAGCCGCCGCCTTGATCAAGGATGGTCGAAGACCAAGGCCCGACGAACATGCGTTGCAAGAATCCCCGCAGCATGTGCACATCGTTGCGGGTACTAACACATCAAGGTTGCGCGTAACTTAGGTTTGTTCGTAACACGAAGCCTGCTTGCCACCCCATGTATGCATGGCGATGATGCTCGCAACGAGCGGGTCGAGGATGCAATAGTTGCGACTCTTCACGGGTCGCACATTGCCGTTGCGATCCTGCTGAGCCTGCGCTTCGGCGCACGAGCGGCGCAAGATCGGGTCGTCGCCGATGATGAGTTTTCCGCCTGCCCAGAGGTTCTGCCACAGTTGGCACCCGGGTCCGAAGGTCGAAATGCCCATGCGGTACGCGGTCATCGGGATGCCATCGGCCTCGCACATCTCCACGAGGTACTTCGAGCCCCACGAGTCGTACCCCACAACCCGCAGATCGAACTCATCGCGCAGGGTATTGAGGCATGTTCTGACACTCTCGTAGTCCACTTCGCGCCCTGGCGTGAGCGTGATCTTGCGCTCGCTCGCCCAAGTTCTGACGGGCATTCGGTAATCCAGCTCTCGCTTGTGCAGGTCTTCCATCGGCCACCAGTAGTGACCGCGCAGCGCAACGGTGCCATCCTCGAGCGGAACGGCGACCACGAGCGCCGTCATGTCGAGCGACTTGCTGAGGTCGAGGCCGACCCACGCGGGCCGACCCTTGAGCGTGGCCCAGTCGATGGTCTTGTTGCCCGGCCACAGCGACATGTCGAGCCATCCGCCGGTGTTCTCATCCATGCGCGCAGCGTGGTAGCGAGCGAATTCCGAGCGACCCATTGGGCTTCTCTTCATGGTCGTCCAGCTGCGGGTAAGCGCAATCTGATCGGGCTGACCGTGCAACATGCCGGGGTTTGCTTTCGGCCATGTGCCCGTGTCGTCGAGCGCGTCGGCTGGGTCGAGTCCGTAGAGCGCGGCAAAGATTGAATCATCCTCGATCTCGCCCTGCAGAATCGACTGGGCGGTGCTCACCATCTCGCTGTAGTGGTTCTCGGGGTTGCTGCTCGGGGTCGAGATGATCACGCCCAGCACCTCGCGGCGCTTGCCCATCGCGCTCAGGAGTTTGGTCAGGTGCCGCCCCTTGAACTCAGCCATCTCGTCAGCGATCCACATCGATGGATTGAGGCCATCGAGCGCACGCGGAAGCGCAGGTAGCGCGGTCATAATGCAATCAGCGTCCTTGTGTTCGATGCGATCCCAAAGCACGGACACCTCCGTTCGCTTCTGCCGACGGATCATCGTGCGCGCCGTGTCGAGACAGATCGCCGCCTGCTCCTCATTGTTGGCGATGACATGCACGCGCTTGCCCTCGCCGCTAAACAGATCCCACAACGCGAGGCCAGCCATGAGCGTGGTCTTGCCGTTGCCGCGGGCAACCTGCACGATCCCGAGGCGCGTGCGTCGGCGCTTGTCACTGGCGTAATGCCATCCCCACAAGTTCGCGACGATCCACAACTGCCATGGGTGAAGTTCGAAAGCGGTGCCGCTGTCGTCGCCGACGAGGTTGAGCGTTCGGAAATGGTCGTCAATCGCATCGACCACCGCCCAGTCCATGCGCAGGTCCTCGCGCTCGAGGTCCCGCGCCCAGCGACGCATCGCGGCGTATATCCAACGACCGCAAACGACGCGACCACTTTCAACGCCCGACGCGTACGACTCGACTTTGCGCTGTGCGTCCATGCGAGGATCGTCGCAGATCGGCGCTGAAGAGTCCAATTTGGCGCTAAATGTCGTGTGTGAATTTTTGCCGTG